CTCGCGCTCATGAATCAGCGTGTCTACAAACGTGAGGCAGAGGAATTGCGAACCAAGCTGGCGCACGCAGATGCAGAGATCATCAGACTCAAAGCCGACAACGCACGACTGGCGACTGATCTGTACGAGAAGGCTGGCGCGATAGACAAGCTGAACTGGCTGATACAAAAGCAAGCGGCGCGCATGGCCAAGGATGGGGGCAAGTAATGGACAAGCATCCGCTTGAAGCATATCGACTGTTGATGTGCATCTTGATACTGATGTTCTTTATAGAAACATGTTGTTTCATTATGTGGTGGGCAAGATGAACGAAGCAGACTTCAAGATGCTTGCTGGTGAGTCTATCTTTGGCATAGCAGATGACCTGCTCAAGTCGCAGATGGAAATCATCAGGGTACAGAATGATCTAATCAACCGGCTGATGGATCGCATCGACTGGCTTGAGAAAACTGCGCACATCGAGTCCGGTATCAAGGGGGCGCTATGACCGACGTGCTTATAGACATTAATGATCTACGTAAACTGTACGACGAGATCGACCGGCTCAAGAGCATCGTGGTTGAGGACATCGCTCACGAAGTAAAAGCGGCTCATGAGATTGAGAAGTTGAACAAAAGATATGCAGATGATCTTGAAGCGTGGCGCGAGAACAATCGCTATCACGCGGCTGAGATCGAACGATTGAAAGAAATCATCCGCGCACGGGAGAATGAGGTATGAACAATCTAATTAAAGAGCTTGCTGAACAAGTTGGGTTTGGTTGGGATGACAAATATCATTGGTATGTGGGCAGTCGCCAGATGGAAAAGTTCGCCGCCCTCGTCGCCGCAGCCGAGCGTGAGGCGCTAGACGAGCAAATCCGTTCCATCAATCACGATTGCAGGATTATGTGCAACGCGCTTCAAAGGATCGAAGCCGGTGAAGCCGAGCCACGCATGATTGCGCGACGCACGCTGGAGCATTGGAGCGAGAAATCTGCGCTGGAGGTGAAACCGTGACCGAGGAGCAGATATTGGAAATCGCCGCAAAGGTACGCCATCCGTGCGCGGGGGGAGAAGCCGTGAAGATTCCAGAGATAGCATTGTTTGCATACCAGACCAAAGGCGAGGCGCTTGAAGTTGCTAATCATCAAGAGGATGTCGAGGTAGCGACTGTTTACATCAAGAAGGGATTCGGCCTTGCTGAAGTCCCTGTGTGTTATCTGGTGCTGCCGAAAGGTAGATTGCCGTGACTGATGTTCTTATTCCCATTGAAGAATTACGGCGTCTTCAAGATGAAGTGGAAAGGCTCAAGAGTATTGTGGTTGAGGACAATGACCGTGCCACTCGCGATGCGGGTGTGATTGAGAAGTTGCGGCAGGAAATTGAGAAGTTGAAGGATTCACAGAGCTGGATCAATTCACGGTGAAAATAAACTCAGGCAAGGTGGATATTGGCAACGGCGTCTTGGTTGACCCCAAGGCGCAGTTGATGGAGTTGGACAGGACTGACTGCGAGGATAGCCTGTATGACTTCCTGAGCCATGCGTGGAAGTTCATTGACTCAAGCCCTTGGGTGGATGGCTGGCCTATTGAAGCGGTTGCCGAGCACCTGCAGGCGGTTGTTGATGGTGACATCAAGCGTTTGATCATCAACATCCCGCCGCGCATGGGTAAGTCGTCGATTACGTCTGTGGCATTACCTGCGTGGGCATGGGCACAGAGTCAGTTGAGTCCTACGAGTGGACCGGGCGTGCAGTTTTTGCATGCTTCTTATGCCAACCAGTTGTCGTTGAGGGACTCGGTGAAGTGCCGCCGGTTGATTGAATCGCCGTGGTATCAGTCTTTGTGGGGGCACAGGTTCAAGTTGAATAGCGACCAGAACACCAAGTCGCGTTTTAGCAATGACAAGGGTGGCGAGCGGTTGATTACGTCGATTGGCGCGGCCGTCACGGGTGAAGGCGGAAACATCATTGTGGTGGACGATCCCAACGCCGCCAATGAGGCGTTCAGTGAGGCGACCATTCAGTCAACGATTGACTGGTGGGATGGGACGATGTCTACCCGTTTGAATGATCCGAAGACGGGCGCGTACATCATTATCCAGCAGCGGCTGGCTGAAGATGACCTGACGGGGCACATCCTGAGTAAGGATGTGGGTGAGTGGACGCATTTGTGTTTGCCGATGCGGTATGAGGCTGACCGATCGTTTATTACGTCGATTGGCTGGAAGGATCCCCGGCAGTTGGACGGGACGTTATTGTGGCCTGAGCGCTTTGGCGACAAGGAGGTCACGCTGCTGGAGAAGCAGTTGGGGCCATTTTCGGCTGCCGGTCAGTTGCAGCAGCGTCCTGAGCCTGCCGGTGGCGGTGTTATCAAGCGCGACTGGTGGCAATTGTGGAATGAGGATTCATTTCCGCCGATGGATTTCATTGTGGCGTCGTTGGACACGGCCTATACGGTGAAAACGTCGAACGATTATTCGGCATTATCGGTGTGGGGGATATTTACCGCCGAGACCAAGGCCACCAATACTCGGGTAATTGGCATGGACGGCCGTCCGATGTATGTGGAAAGGACGTATGTGGACGGTGCTCCGAAGGTCATGCTGATGCACGCATGGCAGGAGCGTCTGGAATTCCATGATTTGGTTGAAAAAGTATCCAAAACTGCCAAATCTTTGAAAATTGACAAGTTAATTATTGAAAATAAGGCCGCAGGCATTTCTGTCGCGCAGGAATTACGGCGTTTGTACGGGAATGAGGGTTTTGCGGTGCAGCTTTCCGACCCTAAATCGCAGGATAAATTGTCGCGGCTGTATTCGGTGCAGCATTTATTTGCTGACGGGATTATTTATGCGCCTGACCGGGCGTGGGCTGAGATGTTAATTACTCAGGTAGGGCAATTTCCCAAGGGTAAGCATGACGATTTGGTGGATACGGTGTCGATGAGCTTGCGTCATTTGCGTGATATAGGATTATTGACCCGTTCTGCCGAGCGTGCGGCCGAATTGGAGTCGATGAAGGTGTACCCCGGCAAGCAAGCCGAGCCTTTGTACCCGGCGTGAGGAGATTTTCGTGATTGATTTATCTGGCGAGCGGATTTTGGCGCAGGCCACGGTGGATTTACTGGAGGATGGCCCGTTGCCTTTGTGGGAGGTGACCGTCTGGGGGCAGCCGCCCTTTGACCACCGCAGAATCTATACATTGGAAGGCAAAACGGATAATAATGCAGCACAGGAAGGAATCCGTCTATTTGTGGACGAGATGGAAAACTTGCGTGATGTGATCATAAAGGACGATTAGCATGGCTATGACGCCCGGCTTGGTGCCGAATATCCGATTGGAAGGTCCTGAAGAGGACGAGGCTCCTGATGACACCGAGATTGTCATTGAGAGTGCGGATGAAGGTGGTGACAAGCCTGTCGTCGGTGGCGATGGGACGATCATCCAGATTGATCACGATGATGGCTCGGTGACGATCGCGCTTGATGGTGCGACGTTGGGTAATGTGAACGAGCCGAAGGACACCAGTTGGTTTCGCAATCTGGCCGATGAGATTGCATCTGACGAGTTGGGTCGGATTTCGAGTGAGTTGCTGCGTGGTATTGATGATGACATCCGCAGCCGGTTTGAGTGGATCGAGAATCGCGCTTTAGGCATCAAGCTGTTGGGCCTGAAGATTGAGATTCCGGGCCTGCAAGGAGCGTCGGACGGTGCCCCTGTTGAGGGCATGTCCAAGGTGAGACATCCCCTGCTCCTTGAGGCGGTATTGCGCTTTCAGGCCAATGCGCGGTCTGAGCTTCTTCCTACTGATGGTCCTGTGAAGATCCGCAACGATGATACGAATGCGGATCGACATGAAGATGAGCTTGGCGACAAGCTTGAAATGGATCTCAATCATTATCTGACGACGGTGGCCTCGGAGTATTACCCCGACACCGATCGTATGTTGCTGATGCTGGGCTTTGGCGGTACGGCCTTCAAGAAGGTCTATAACTGCCCCATCCGCAACCGTCCCGTTTCGGAAACCGTCGATGCTGATGATCTGATTGTCAACAATTCGGCCACCGACCTGCGTAATGCCAAGCGTATTACCCATAGGTCGATGATGCGGCCGTCTACTGTGAAGCGCTTGCAGATCTTGGGCGTATATCGGGATATTGAGTTGGGCACGGCCAATTCCCCGAGCCTTGATGCGTTGCAGCGTGAGGAGAAAGCGCAGCAGGGCATTCAGCCTGATGACCAGAACCCTGAAGACCGCAACCGCGAGATATATGAGTGTTATTGCGAGTTGGACATTCAGGGGTTTGAGCACAAGCACAAGGGCAAGATCTCGGGCCTTGAGATTCCGTACCGGGTGACGATCGACAAGTCATCGCGTGAGATTTTGTCGATTGTCCGCAATTACGATGAGGACGATCAGGAATTGCCCGAGGCGCGCAATTGCTTTGTGAAGTATACCTTCGTGCCCGGCCTTGGGTTCTATGACATCGGGTTGCTGCATATCTTGGGTAATACCACCAACGCGATCACGGCCGCATGGCGTGAGTTGTTGGATGCGGGCATGTACTCAAACTTCCCCGGCTTCCTGATGGCTGACACGGGCGCAAGGCAGAACACCAACATCTTCCGCGTCCCTCCGGGTGGCGGCGCTTTGGTGAAGACTGGAGGGCTGCCGATCTCGCAGGCGATCATGCCGTTGCCGTACCAGCCGCCGTCGCAGGCGTTGATGGCGTTGGTATCCGATATGGCGCAGACGGGTATGCGTATCGGTGGAACGTCCGAGCAGCAGGTGGGTGAAGGCCGTGCTGACGCCCCTGTGGGCACGACCCTTGCGATGATTGAGCAGGCTGTGAAGGTGATGAATGCGGTGCATAAGCGCCTGCATGCCGCTCAGGCTGAAGAGTTCAAGCTGCTGGTGGACTGTTTCAAGGAAAACCCTGAAGCGTTCTGGCAGCGCAAGTGTAAGTCGCGTACTAAGTGGGATGAGAAGTCGTTCATGGACGCGATCAGCAATTGCGAGTTGGTGCCGCAGGCTGACCCGAATACCGCATCCCACGGCCAGCGTGTAATGAAGATTATGGCTTTGAAGCAGCTACAGGCTGCCAATCCTTCAATGTATGACCCGGTGGCGATCGACATGGCTGCGTTGGCGGCTATTGGCTACAGCAACCCGCAGCAGTTTCTGGCACCCCCGTCTGCCCAGCAGGCTCCGCCGCCTGAGCTTCAGCAGATGCAGGCCAAGATGGCGAACGAGAAGGCGGCTGCTGACGCCAAGATGCTGGAGGCCAATGCCAAGATGGCTGAGGCCAAGGCCAAGGCTGCCGAGGCTCAGGCCAAGATTCAGGTGGGTCATTTCAATCCGAAGCAGGAAAAGCCTGAAGCCGCGCCAGCGCCGCCTGAAGACAATACGGTAGATGTCATGGTTGCCCATGCAAAGCTGATGGACGCCCAGACCAAGCGGGCTGAGTTGGCTATCAAGCACCATGACTCAGAGGATGAAGCGCAGAACCGTGCTCTGGATCGCCAGTCTCGTGAAAAGATTCAGGTCATGGAGTTGGTGCGCGACATCCTTCTTCACAACACGCCATCCGCTGAAGTCCAGAAGGACATCGCGGAGACCAAGAAAGACATCGGTGAATAATCATGGCAGCAGATCCATCAAAGATCATTCGACAGGCTTTGATGTCTGCAAAGTCAATTTCTCCAATATCAGAATTAGAAAAATACGTTAGGGAGAAAAGAGGAGAGTACGGTGCCAAGCGCGTTCAGCGGGCGGCAATTGGCAACAACGGCGACTTTGATCCAACCAAGCCTGAGATTCATAAAGCAGAAGGCGGCGCAGTCCCTGTAAACCCCAACTACGAACAGAACCGCGCCAAGTTTATGGAAGGCGCGCATCCAGAAATGTTCAATGCGGATGGGACGCCGAAGGTTTGGTATCACGCAACAAATAATGATTTTGATAAGTTTGATCAAAAAGAAACTAAGGTAAATCGAGCGGGATGGATTTATGTATCTGATGATCCTAAATTTTCTAATTGGTTTATAGATCATTCTCTATCGCATGTTGATAAACATAATAATCTTAGAATGATGGATGACGCTCATCCAAATACACAAATTATGCCATTGCATATAAATGCAAAAAACCCTTTTGATTATGAAAATCCAGAACATGTAAAAAAACTTATTAATCATTTGCCAGATTACTTTGACGCTAATGATATTAAAGATTTAAAAAAAGGCGTTTGGAATTTATTAGAACGAGGTAGCGTTCAAGATGCTATTAAAGAATTAGGGCATGACGCAGCCTACAACAGTGTATTAGGCGGAAGAAAATCAACTAACGGCATGCCAGACGTCAAAAATTTAGCCGTATTTAGCCCTCACCAAATTAAATCCGCTATAGGCAATAACGGCGACTTTGACCCAACTAAGCCTGAGATTCATAAGGAAGGCGGTGGGGAGGTTGAAGATTATCGTGGAGGACATACTGCGCCGGGGCCTGACTCTGGAGCGCCTATTCACAAAAACACTAGTAGCGCAAAAGCGATTCGTCTTAACGGGATAGGTCGCAAGCAATTTGGTAACGGACCAGACCCGCTTGCCGATTATGTGCCTGAACGTGCAACTCATCAGTACGCACTTCATCCTGACAGGTGGCAAAATACCTTTGGAAGCCTGACTGGAAAAGATGCAAGAAAGCTTCGGTACTACAAGCCTGAACATGTAGATATTCCAGAAGGCACTCTGGTTGCCGATATGGCTCACGCTAATCAGTTTTACTGGGCCAAGTCTCCTGAAGAAAAGAAGCTACATGCAGAAGCGTATAAGCAAAGCGTAAAGCCCCTTAAAGACGTTGACATAAAGCAGTACCGTTTTCCTGAATTATTGATTCCGAAAAAATCCGCCGGCGGCTTCCTAGAACCCCACGCGCAGCATGTCCCCACCAGCGGTGTGACTGGGTATGAGGATGGTGG